CCCGCCGCAACTTGAAAAGGTATAGCGGCTGGATAACCTAATTGCGCACCTGTTTTAGTTATCGATGCAGCGGTGTCAATTATAGCCCGAAATATGTTTAACGCTTTATCGGCTTTGGCTTGTTTAGTTTTTTCGGCTGCTATTTTTCTACTTGTTCTTAATTGTAGCGCTTCTAACTTACGTTGTTTTTCCGCTTCGCTTTCTACGCTTTTATTTATAGCCTCCTGTTCAACTAAAGCATCGTTATTTATTTGCTCGATACGCGCCTCTGATTGTGCCGCTTGAAATTCTACAATAGCGCCTAAAGTATTTGCAACGGCATCAGCAACCTGAAAAGCGTAATCGATTGTTTGCTGGTTTGTTTTCTTACGTTCCTCGCGTATCGCGTTTTGCGTTTCTGTTTCAAGCAATAGAATCGCGCTTGCTCTTTCCTTTTCGTCCTTAATGCTGTTTGTTAATTGTAGCTTTTGCGCGTTGGCTTGTTCTTCGATTAATTGAATGCGGCGGTCTAACGTGCTACCTTCGGCGGCTTCTAACGTGCGAATAGTATTTATTCGTGTATTAATCTCGCTTTGGGCTTGACCAGTTTTTAACGCTGCGATTTGTTCAGCGTATTTCTTTTCGATTTCGTAGGTTAATAAACCAGCTTCTTCGGCGGCTGCTATCTCGATTGCCTTTTGTTTTTCTAAACTTTCAATTTGCAACTGAAAGCTCGCATCTTCAGCAACCGATACCGCTTGTAACTGTTCCTGTAAATCGGCTTCGCGTGTCGCCGCGATTGAATCGTTAGCAGCTTTTTGATTTGCAACTCGTTTAGCTAATAAATCCTTTCTATCCTTTTCAAGTTGCTCGAGTTCTTTCTTTTCAGCTTCGGCGGCTTTCTTTGCTTCTTCTTTAGCTTTGTCGGCGGCTTCCTTTGCGGCGGTTGCCCGAATAACTAAAATATTATTTGAGGCTTCTTGAACAGCGTCTGCGGCTTCCTTTTGCGTTTCTAAAAGTTTGTCGCGTTCCTCTTTATCTAAGTCAAGTATTTTAGATTGCTTTGCCTGAAAGTCCTTAAGTATCTTTTGATTTGCTGCTATTACCGCCTTTTCGCGTTCAATCTCTAATTGTGTGGTATTGCGCCCCGCTGCCTTTTCAACTTCAATGCGGCGGTTATACCCGTCTACTATTTGTTTAGTTGCGTCGGCTTGCCGCTTCGATGCTTTCTCAAATGCAGCACCCGCGCGTTCGGCTTCATCGGATGCGCCTACCCATTCTTTAATAGTATCAACTACGTCGCCTATCGCGTTGCTCACGGTCTTAAAGCCCGGTATTGAATTTTCGAGCGCGGCTTTTACCTTATCAAAGTTTTCAATTAAGGCAATCAAACCAATAACCAACAAGCCCACACCCGTAGCCGCTAAAGCTATTCTAAAGGCTTTTAACGCGCCCGTAGACGTTCCTACTACCGTTGTGTAGATTGCTTGCTTTGCGGTTAATAAAGCGGTTTTAATTGCGCTTTCCTCGAGCAATAGGTTTGCTATTTGCTGCACGCCGTTAGCGACCGCGATAGCGCCCTGAACTTTTAAAATAGCCTTTTGTAAATCTTCGCTCTCATTACCGAACAAAGCCGCCGCGCCTTGCGCAACCTCAAACCCCGCCGCCAAACCTTGAGTAGCTTGTACGGCTGCATCGAACTTAAACGTATCGGCGGCAAGGATTCTAACCCGTGCGCGGGTGTCGCCTATTTGGTCTTCGAGCCGTGAGGCTGCGATTAATAGCTGGTTAAACTCTTTGGTGTTATCCTTACCTTGTTGCTCGAGTAGTGTTAGTTCCTGTTTTAAACCGCGTAGCTGACCAGTTAAGCTCTTACCACTTTTGGCTAACTTTTCGATAGCCGTCGTATTACCATCGAGCGCCTTTTTAACTTCGCCCCCACTAAATGCAGCGGCGGCGCTTTTGGCAGCATCTTTAAACTCAGTCGCAATCTTATCCGAAGCCTTTTGAGCCGACTTAACCGCCTCGTTGTTTACCTCGTTAATCTTATTAACCGTGGCTTCGAGGTCGCCAGCGTCGGCTTTGTACTTAATTAAAACTTCAGCCATTTTGGTGTTGCTTATAGAACACCTCAAATTTAATCAAAAAAACGTCAATATCGGACTGCATCAATTCTTTAAACTCGAGAACGTTACCGCCCGCGATGTGCATCACTTGCTCCCTGAATTTGTCTTGCGCTTGCTTTGCCCTTCGTCCCGGTGAGAACTCAACGCCGCTAAGGTTTCGTGTAGCTTTTGTATTTGTACTCGGTTGTAATCCCATAATGTCGTTAACTCGTCGGGCGACATACGTAACAAGGGTTTCAGCGGCTCGATATCCAAACCTGTAAAAAAATCGTGCGACCCCTCCTCTGCCATCGCTTCAAATAGTTTTAGTTTCGATTGGTGGATATCGGGGTTTATAACCGCGGGGTTTTCGTCCGAACGTATTACCCACGTTGCGGCAATGTTCAACAATAGGTCGCGGTGTATTACCGTGTTTTGCCTTTCACGAATTACGTGTATGTATGTAGCAACTAAAGCGGCGTTGCGTGGGTTCGTTAAACCAGCGCCTAACGCCTTTTCCATTTCGGTAAGTATTGCTTCCATCTCAGAACCCGAAAGCCCGCTGCTTAATCGCTCAAGTAGGCTCATGCTCATGGCAAAGCGTTCGAGCGGTAACGATGTTTCTTTAGGGAAACGATAGTAGCTAAAGCCGTCCTTTGTGAATAGTTGTACTAAGTTGTATTTCGGTAGTTCGGGGTTCGCTTTATTGCGCGAAAAAATTAATCGCAGTCGCGCGCCTAATTTGTTGAATGATGTGGTCGATATCATTGTTTACTTTTATGATGCTACCGCTACGTAGCTGTATTATGCAGTTTTCATCTTGCCCGCTGAACACGTGGCTTATATCGTTTACGTTAACGAGTATTTCAACTAAGCCCACTTCGCGCTCACTTAATTCGCGTAGGGTTTCATCCTCGGTATCGAGCGATTCGGTCAGGAACGCTTGGCAGAGGATGAACCCAGTCATATCTAACTCCAATAGTCGTGCGGGCATTCTGCATCTTTAACCCGCGTCTTAGCGGGTAGAAAACAACCGCACGCGGTACAAAGGTTTAAAGCCTTATTGCGATGCTGGCATAGGTTACAAATAGGCGTTCGCGTTTCGCTTAACTCGTTCGCTTCCTTGTTCGATGTTACCCAAAGATACCAGCCGTGAATTATTGATTTTATCCGTTGCATTCTACGCATTCCATTAAGTTAACTACTTCGGGTTCTTCGCTGATTATTTCAATGTTAGCCACGCTAAAGCTAATACAATCGTATTCTACTTCACAAATCGTAAACTTATTGCAGCCTGCTAACTCGAGCGTGTAACCCTGCCCGTTATCTATCTTAGCGCCCGTAATGGTTAACAGCCCGTCAATATCGGATTCGGCGTTAAACACTTGCAGCTTATTCGTGGCATTGCTCTTTAACGTTATTGTGTAGTTAGTTTCGGGTTCTACAAATCCGAACGCTATACCGCCATTACAGTAAGCTACTTGAATGCCTGAATCGAAACAAGGTGAACAAACGCTCATAAATATCTTTTAAGTATTGCGTTGACAAAGTAACGAAAACAATCTAAAAAGTCGGCACGCTCAGAAATGTTTTTTCGATTGCTCTTTATTATTTGCCCGTCCGCGTTGCATTGCACCTGCTTTGCATCGAAAACAAAGCCCTTACAATTTTTACTATTAACGCGTATATCGAGTTTCTTTAGCGCCGTGTTGCAATCAATACGGCTGTTAACGTGGCGCGGGTTCGCTGGTATTATGATTTGGTTATCGGCTAACTTGAGGCGGCGTTTAATCTGAATGTATGCGCTCGAGTTATCGCGTTCCTGTATTGTACCGCCTTTGCCCATTGCGTCGCCTGTTATGCGTATTAAGCCCGTTGGTATATTCAACGCTTCCACCGCATCGCAAAACGCGTCTATCGAGCCGCGCTCTATCTTTATTTCATCCACTACCGTAGCCGAACTGCCAACGTTTTGAATAACCAAAGCGCATAACGGGTTAATGTTAAAATCGACGCTTATAAACGTCGGTAAGTGTGCGTTGTGCGTTACGCTATCATCGATGTGCTTTTCGTCGCTCCACGCGTATAAGAACGGGTTAGCAACATCGTCTAATACATCCCAGTCGCCCTCAACAAATCGAGCATACTGAATAGGCGGTAATTCCTTTAATGCTTCGAGGTATTCGGGCGCGATGTGTGGGTTATCCGTTATACGGCTCGGTATATACGCCCAACGTTCGGGCAATGTGTTTTCGCGGTAACGGTTGTATATAATCGACTTAACCCAGTTCTGCGCAGGGTTGCACGTTGCGAGGCAAACAATAGGCGGCTTACCGTGCGCCTTATTCCATGAGCCTATACGTTCCTGAACTTTGTAAAAGGTTACCTCCTGCAGTTCGTTTACTTCATCTAAGCCCGCGCCGTTAATCTCTAACCCACGAAAGCGGTTTAGGTCTTTATCGTCGTCAAACGATTCTGCCATGAATATAAGCTCCGAACCGTTTGTAAAAGTTATAACGTTCGTTTCGCGATTCCAGTTCTTTACGTAGCTACTTACGCCGTCCATCATTATCGAGGCAAAGCTCGGGAACGTGGTGCGCTTAAGGTCGGGTAGGCTTTTACGAATAACCGCCCACCTCGAACGCGGGTACGTTAAACAAAGCGATGTTAGAGTTAATAGAAGCCAATACGTTTTACCGCCGCGAATCTTTGCCCCCACCGTTTCCAGCAGGGGCGGTTATCGTATAGCGCCCCCGAAGACAATTACTCTTTTGTCCCCGTTGGTCGCCATGTCGAAGGCTGTGGTTTGTGTTTCAGTTAATGTAAAATTCATTCGGCTTTTTTACTCGGTTCGGTGCGAATGATAACGAGCGGCTCGGTGGTGGTTATGGTGTTATCAATGCTTTGCTTCGGTTTACCATATGCGCGGTCTAATAACAACTCCGCAGCTCTTACATCACCCTTTGCCGCCCTTGCGCGTATTGCTTTCAATATAGCTTCGCCCGCTGTGATGCCGTCCTTTTCCTCGCCTAATACATCGGCTAATAGCTTATCGAGTTCGGGCAGCTTACGCGGTCGCCCGTTAGGGTTTCCGCTTTGCCCTTTCTTAAACTTATGAGGTAATACGTTTTCAGGTTTTGGCATCGCTGTTTTATCGTTGTTTATTTTAACTCAAAAGAAACGGTTAATCTATCTTTTGAGGTAGTGCCTTTAAGCTGTGTAGAGGTTTTTCCTGTTTCTTTTGTTCTACCATATCTTATACAGCTCCAATCATTTGACTTTTTTAATGCTTTTATTATGCTTGGAGCTGACGTTACAATAGTAAATCTATTCTTATTTTTTTTATATTTTTTGCCAACTTCGTTTAAAAATCTTATACCAAATCCTAAGCCTTGGTAGTCGGGTAAAATAACCAATCTATGTACTTTTTTTATGTTTTTTGCTTTTGGGTGTGGAAAATGTAACACACTTAAAAATCCAGCTATTTGTTCATTAATCATAGCAATATAAACTGAAGCAGCGTTATTATGAGTATGGCTTAAATAATGATGTTTAGCAAACATCTTCCATATTGTCTTATCGTTTGTGTTGAATATCTCAAATTTAATGTTTGGTCTATTTTTTTTTTGCCCTTCAAATGAATGAAAGGTCATTGTATCTGTATTAAATACCCAATCGGGTAACAACCAATCTTCTACGTCGTAATGACACGTTACAGCTATAAATTTTTTATCTTGTTTCCGTATTGCTTTTTGTACTGCAAAAGAACCAATTTGCGCAACTTGTCTATCAACAACAGATGTAAACTCGTCAAATACAATTAACTCTTTGTTTAACAATAAAGAATGTGCGAGGTCAACGCGCATCTTTTGCCCGTTACTTAATGCGGAATATGGTTTCAACCAACTTGGTGGACTGCTAAAACCAACAGAATTAAACATCGCTGTTATTTCTTCTACCGAGCTATGCTTTGGCATATCGTCAACAATGCAATCAGATACATATTCGTAATTTGTAACGTAAGCATTTTCAAATAATTCTTTTGCTATTGTTGTTTTGCCAGTTCCGCTTTTACCTACAATTAAACCTACGTTCCATTGATTAGGCATATTAAGTTCTCCGACAAAATGTTCTTTTATTTCATCGGTTTGAATATCAAATTTGCCAATAATCGAAGCAACTCTAAAAGTTTTTTTCGGTTTACTTTTTTTTACAATGTCAAAAGTTTGCATTCAAATCCCTCCGCAATTAACTTATTATATGTTTTTTCTTGGTGTTCCTCATCTTTACACAAAACTTCAATTCTAAATGAAGGTTGTATTTGTTCGCTCAAATCATCTGACTCTTTTTCTAATTCAAAGTTTGGAACGTCCACGCCCCACGCATCGAGCTGCTCGGTATCCCATTCGTTTTGAAGCATCACCCAATCCCACTCGCCGCCGCTTACATTATCCTTAATTATAAATTCGCGCTTTTGAGCCTCTGTAAGCTCACTTGCCTTCATAACTGGCACTTGCTTTAGCTTGGCAGCTTTGCATGCCTTAAAACGCATATTACCGCCTAATATAACATTATTCTCGTCCACCACTATCGGGCGATACTTTAGCATATCAGGAAACTCCTTAATCGATTGAACCAGCTTATCGAACTTTTCGTCCTTAATAATGCGCGGGTTATTCGGGTTAACCGTTAACTCAGATATCTCTATTATTTCTACGCTCATTTTTTGTAATCGCTAAATTTTTTGTTTCCCATCTTTTTTATGAAATGCTTTATATTGTTGCGATACAAACCTACTTTTTTATTTGGGTGTATTGCTGCCAATTTATCGTCTTGCTCAATATCATTATATCCTAACGCTATCATTTCATCGTAATTAGGAAATACGTCGCTATGCCTGTCGCTATTTACATCGATTAGGTGGTCTTCTTTTCCTCCGTATGAATATATTATAACAAAGTTTGTTGGTATTTTATTCGCAAGAGTTATTTTGAATAAACTAACTTCTTTAGTGTATGAGTAAAAGTTTACTAATGGATTCGAATTTGTTATATCAATCCATGCCATAGCGTAATCCATGCTAAAAAAGTCCCCAGCATCGTGAATCCGTATGTATTTGCCTTTATATTTTCCTTTTGAAAGTTCAGCATTCATTAACTCCTTAAACTTAGGAAGCTCATTTAATACAAGCTCCAATTTTTCAACGTGCGATTTAAGTACGTTTTTGAATTTATAAGTACCGTTCTTTGCGTAACAAAAAGCTGCGCACGCGCCTGCATTTGGGCAAGTATTGAATTTCTGCCCGTTTGTTAACGTTACCCAATGCGCTGGCAAAGTCCAACCGTAAATACCTGACTTACGCAAATCGCTATTTTGAGTTAACAAATTCATCGCTTGTTTCTTGCTTTGCGGTATTTCTCGGCTTCGGCATATGCTATCGCGGCGGCTTGCTCGTTTGAATAGCCTTCGCCTATTAGCTTGCGAATGTTCATGCTTATAATCGTTTGCGTATCTCCTTGAAATAGTGGCATAGTATTACAAATTTACAAATTATAAGTATCGATTCGTTTCTTTACCATTTCAATAAAGCGCTCCATCATTGCCGCATAAAAGCCGTTAAAGTCCTTATGACCTTCGGGCGCGTGTTCGAATAGAACGTAAAGCGTTGAGCGTAGGCGCTGGCTCGGTGTTTTGCTTCCGAGTTCTGCGGCATCGAGTTTAAGGTTATTTAATAGCTGTTCGTCGTTGTAATTGAATTGTTCGCCCTTAAACGCCATAACACCTACGCCGCCCATCCATTGACTAAACAGCGCGCTCGTTTGTTCGGGCGTTAGTTCCTGCGTTCCGATTGTTACTTTAATCGTTTTATCGCGGCGCGTGGCTACCGATTCAATCGCACACGGTATGGTTAACAATTTAGCATCCATACTCGGGGTCGTGTTTCTTTGACTTGTATTCGAGCTTTAAGCCCTCGAGGTATGCGCGAACCATTGCCGTGATTTTTTCGCGGTGCGTTTGCGGTACTCTAAAGCATAACGTCGATGTTTGTTCGCCGTATTGCTTCGACCTACCAGCACCCTCACGGCGACCGCCACGCTTCGAAATCGGTTTCGGTGTTGCTTCCATTGCTGCAAATATAGTCATTTTTTGATTATGTTTTGCAATTTTATACCGTGTTTTTTTAGCAGCTTCAACCATTCGAGCGAGCGGTTTAAGTACATTCGGTAGGCTATCGAGGTGCGTGGCGCGCTGATTAATTGAGCTGCATAGCTTCGATGCGTTTTAAGCGTATCGGTGTAATGCGTAACACCCTCTTTAAATTCGCCTTGTTCGGGTTCGAAGTTTGTCATGTAATCGATTATGCGTTCCTCGGTGGTCATATTATAAGCTATGATGCTAACTGCACTCCGAAAAGACCTCACAACTATCGCCTCCAAGTAAATCGAGTTGGTAAGTATATTCATTTGCATCGTTTTTAATTATTCCGTTCCAATTTTCAGCTTGACACATTATGTCGGTGGCGCTTCTGTTATTTCTAAAAAACACTTCCTTTTTACCGCTATTTGAGTTGAACGGATATTTACGTTCCATTTTATCCATAAATTCAAATGCTTTCGGGTTTTCTTTGTATATCTGAAATAACTTTTTGTCTGCCTTTTTCCAACAAGTAATGCAATTACCCTGATAGCCTTTCAACTCTAATCTAAAGTGCATTTGTTTCCAAAAAAAGTTAATCATTGGCTTTGTTGCAGGTATCATATCTTGTTTAATCAATGGATAAATAAATCGCATTTCTTTTGCCTTTGCGTTCATTCTATCTGCCTCATCAACTCTAATACCTATTGCAGTATCATATTTTTCTCCATCAAACCAATCCTTTGCAAATGCTTTAATTGGGTTTTGCTTTAGCTCTCTTGTGCAAAAAGGAGCGGATTGGTTTGGTATTCCGTATTTAGCTATCATAGCCTCAAAAGGTTCTCCGTTCCTTTTTGCATTATCAAAATCAGTTAGCCAATATCTTGTTCCTTGCCCTTTTTTTGGGTTTATGTTAGATTCTACCCATTGCACATTAAATTTCCAATAATCATCACATTGTTGCACAAATTCTAAAGTTTGTTCATTTTCAAGTCCTGTATTGGCAAATACATAAACCACTCTATCATAGCTATCCTCTAAATGTTTTTTAATCCATTGAGCCATAAATGCTGATGTTTCGCCTCCTGAAAATGATACTAATAAATTTTTTTTCATTTTAATTTAGTTTTGTTGTTAAAAATTAGCACCTCGTATAACATTATTTATACGCAATCAAAACGGCGTAAAATCAAATGTTTCGTTAGGTGCTATTGCGGTTTCCTTAACTGGTAAAAAGGTGCTTCCAGTATTGCCGCCGTTATCTGTAAAGTGGGTTAGCGTTTCATTATGCTTAAACCTTACTTCACCCGTTGAGCCTTGCCTATGCTTTTCGAATAAGTAAAAAACATCATTCGTATAAGGCGTGCCGTTATCTTCTGTAAGCGCGTAATAAGCTGGTCGCCAAACGAACATAACGGTATCGGCATCCTGTTCAATGCTACCCGACTCGCGAAGGTCTGAAAGTATCGGTCGTTTATCGGCTCTTTGTTCAACTTGCCTGCTCAATTGAGCAAGTGCGATAATCGGTATGTTTAACTCCTTTTGCGCGGCTTTTAGCGTTCGGCTTATCTCAGCCACTTCAGCCTCGCGATTACCGCCTTTAAAGCCCTCAATAGTCATTAACTGCAAATAATCGATGATAGCCCACTTACAACGATTTTTACGCACCTCGCGGCGCAATATCCTTACCGCTTCATGTACGCCGCATCGCGCCTTATCATAAATCAAAATAGGTAACTTTTCTGTTTTACCTATCGATTGCTCGAATGCGTGTAACTCGGGTTGTGTTAGGTTACCATCGCGAAGGCGTGCGCTATTAATTAGGCTTTCGCCGTGCTGCAAAATAAGGCGCTGCGCTAACTGGCTGCGATTCATTTCGAGGTTGAAATAAACGCCCGGCTCATTAAATTGCACCGCGTGAAATAGTGCGAGGGCTGTTTTACCCATCGACGGGCGACCCGCTAAGATTATTAGTTCCGGATGAAAGCCACCCGTAAAACGATTTAAGGCGCTTAAGCCTGTATTTAAGCCGCTCGTTTGCCCCGACTGAAACAAAGCGGCACGGCGGTAATATGCTTGCCGTTCTTCGTCAGATAACTGAGCCATGTTTATGATATTATCCGTCGGGCTACCGTCCTCGATTAAAGAGTTAAGGCGTTTTATTATTTCGGTTGCTGTTTCAACACCGCTGCGCATCGTTCCAATACCTAACGCTTGCTCGGTTAGTATTGAACTAACGGAGCGCTTAATGTGTTCGTCTTTTAATATTGCGATGTAATCGTTAACGGGTTCGTTATACGATAGCTCATTACCCCAACTTGCAATCTCTGAAATGTTTTGAGCGGTTAGGGTTTTTTCGGTTTTATTGTATTGGGCAATGGTTAGGAGCGTCGGTTTCTTTTCTTCTTTTATGATTGTCTTAATTAGCTTAAAACAACTAAGCGCGGTGGTATCTTGAAATAGATGCTCACCGAGTTGCGGCATTATCTCTTTATAATTTTCGTCCGCGTTTAGGCAAAGGAATATTAAAGCCTGCTCTATTTTTGGTAGTGGTTTCATTTAGTTACATTTTGCGTTAATCCATCCTTTACGCATCCACCGCGAAAATATTTTAGTATCATTCACTTTATGTACATTGTAATGCTCTGAATCGCGGTTTGAAATAATTATTATATCGCCAACTTTTGCAAATATTTTACCCTCTGATGTTGTTGTTATTTCAAATTCTGTTTTGACTGTTTTGCGTTCCATAGTATAAAATATTAAAGATTTAAAAAGTTGGGCGGCTGTTAACCGCCCGTTTTGATTAGTTATTTATTTTAATGTAGGTTACCGACATATTACATGGTGTGCGATATACCGAGCAATCAATACCCTCTAAAGAAAGTTTAATTTGACGTGCGTTAGCTTGTGTTAGGTTTGAGTAACCTACGGCGTTTATGCCATACCTATCAGCTTTTGCTAATACTGTTACACCGTTGCGAAGTTTTGTAGTTAAAATTGAAGTTGTCATTGTGTAAGTGTTTAAGAGTTTGATGAGGCAAACATACAACTCTTTTTTGATTCTGCAAACTTTTTCTAAATTATTTTAAAAATATTTTTGTCATTGCATCTTTAGCCCCATCGAGGCGCGTGTTATTGTTGAGGTTTGAGGCTGTTTATCGGTGTCGCGTTTTTTCCATGTTACTAACCTTCTACCAGTATCCCAAGCGTCTTGAGAGGTCAAACGTATTTTACCGTTTGCGAGCGGCTCTGTCCAATAGTTAAAGAAAGCGTTTAGAAGTTCTTTAGGGTATCTATCCTTATACGGTGTCATTGCTTCAATTAAATCTTGCTCGCTCCACTTTTTAAAGTTAGCATTTGCATTTACATTAACATTTACACTATCATTAACACTTACACTTACATTAACAGGTTTTTTGGGTTTTGATTTAACCGACTGGGTTTTTTGGGTTTCTTGTAAACCATCTTGGTTTTCTTTTGGTCGACCACCTTTTGAACCATTAACCCTCGCACGCTCTGCACGTTCGTTCCACTTTTCTAAATCTCTATCCATAGCGGAACGAATAAACCCGAAAGCAATAAATAAATGGTTTGATGGTTCAGGCGTATTGCCTTCGATTTGATATTCAAAAAGCATTCGCATTAATTCTCCGAGTTGCTCATTAGAAAGGTGCTTTAATGTTGCCCAGTTATCGGTATAAAGTACAAACGATTTTTTCATAAAATAGAAAGCCCTTTGAAATTTACGGTGGAATCGGCTCGGATACACCTTGCCTCGTAAACCCAAAGGGCGATAAGTTAATTTCGTTCTGTTCAGGATTCCACCTCTGAACATTCAAATTTACAAAATTTATTGGTTCAAATAGTTTTCAATCGTTTCAATGCACTCGTCTAACCCCGAGCAAAACAATGCCTCGAAACCAGCGTTTTTAAGCCGCGTAAGGACTTCAAATTGTTCGGTAAGGTGTTCATCTTGTTTTAGCGTTCCATCGCGCTTAAACGGCTTAAAATCGCCTTTTTTAATTTCAATGAATAAACCGCTAAAGTTTCCACGCGGGGCGGCAATAAATAAATCGGGATAGCCTCGGTGCGGGTT